GTGATACGCGATCAAGATTAATTGAAGGACCGTCTGGATGACCCAACTCGCCAAATGCGCGATTCTCGTTAACATATTCTTTATTATAACGATTTACTTCGCGCGCAAGAATATCTGTGCTATATTCGCGCAAGTTGCGGTTTACCTTATTACCTTGAAGACCAATTCCTTCGATGTAATATTGCTTTACACCGTTCTTTTCTTCAGTAAGGTACTTGACTGCTTCGACTGTTTCTACGATTAATTTCATTTTGTTATACCTTTAGATTCCGAGCGCCTTTCTGCGTCTCATTGTGCGCATTCTCTTCATCTTTGCGCGAGCCATTTTTGCGCGACGTTTAACGGCAGCACGACGTTGTGCGCGTTTACGACGCATTCTTTCACCAGCACTCATTCTAACTAATTTTCCACCACGAAGCGTGAAACCTTTTACTGCGGACTTCTTAACGCGACGTTGTGCTACAATCTTGCCGCCAACTGTACGGAAACGAATTGGGATAAGTTTCATGCGACCAATTTTGCGCGTTTTAAATGCTGATGAGGCTTCGTCAAGTTGCTCTTCAACTTTTTGAATATCTTCTTCTGTTATGAATGATTTAAATCGTTTCATTTAGATGATTCTAATCTCTTAAGCCAGTGTGTTACTTTTTGCAAACCTGCAGGACCGACATTTACAAGACGCTCAAATTTATCTTTATTTGAATTGTCTAGTTTTGCATGCACGTCAACAATCTGTTGAGCGATTGCATGATGCACTTCTTCTGTCGTTCCGTTGTTAAATTTAATTTGTCCAGGTTGTTGTGACTGAGCGATGTTTTTAAGAGATCCGATAACGCCTTCTGAGATCGCAGCTGCTGGCAGTAAAGAGCCAATTTTAACTGGTTCACCTAAACGACCATCTGGATCTAAAGAACTTTTAGTGAAAGGAACGCTGATGTTCAAATCAAGAGCAGCATTGTGATATAATGCAACTTGTTGTCCGTTTGGATAGTTACGAATACCAACTCGTTTGAGCACCAACATTGCTGGTGCATCTTGATATGGTTTTCTTTTTGCTCTTAATTCTTTAAATGATGCCATCTTATTGTGCGTCGCCTGTTTCTGCTTCTACAGCCTCTGGAGCATCAAAAAATGTCTGTGCAACTTCAAGTTTCTTTTGCGCTAATGCATCAGCAACTTTGGTTGCAATTGCATTATCAAGTTTTTCCTTAAATGACATAACATCTTGTTGAATTGCAAAATCAGTAAAATTTGACATAATATTTGCCTCTTAAAATAATTCTTTGACTTTTTTATTTATATCATCAGGGTCTTCTTCATCTTCTGTAGGATTTGTTGCCAATTGCGGCATTTCTCCTGGCGCAGCTGATGGAGCACCTTCTAAATCTGTTGATACTTCTTCTTGATTGGCGGCTTCTTCAGCCATTTGCTCGTCCATAAGTTTAATATCATCTTCTGTTAGGTTCAATACGTTCTTACGAACCCATGCTTTAGAAAAGTAGTTGCCAACATATGGATCAACGACATTGAGTAGAGCCACTCTATTTTGCAATAGTTCAGCTTCTTTAAGTTCAGCAAAATTGTTATCTTTTAAGAAGTCGTAATGAACTGACTGTTTAAATTCTTGCCATTCTTCGAGGGTACAAACACCCTTCAACGAAAGTTGACGAGCCATAAGTTCGTCGAACATAATTGAGAAACGAGCGCGCAACTTTTCGATAAAACGCATAAACTTGAGTTCATCGCGAGTAATCTCGTTCGAACGACCAAGTGTAAATCCTTGTTGTGCTTCTAAACGAGAAATTGGAACATTAAGTGATTTGTATAGTTTACGTTCAAAATAGTTTACGTCTGACAACTCACCAAGGTTTTGACCCGATGGTAATGTTGTGATTTCAGTAGACTTGCCTTCGCCACGACGAGGCATCCAGAAATCTTCAAGCATTGACAACTGACGACGATCATCACGAATCTCGCCTGTCGTACTATCGTATACAAGTTTGTTACGATACTTAACCATAAGATCGCGCAGATATTGTTCTGCTTTCATCTTAGGCATGTTACCAACGTCAACATAGAATACGCGACGTTCAGGAGCACGACTTAAACGATAGATAACAATTGCGTCTTCAACGAAGCGCAACTGATTCATAGGGCGAATTGCTTTATGCAAATAACTTAAAACAGTAGAGCGAGCAGGATCATACAAACCTGATGTTAAGTATACGACTGAATCGTTTGTGAGTTTTGTTCCACCTGAATAGTTACCAGTTAGAATTGGATTGCTTACTGTATTGTTTAATGTTTTTTCGTTGTAAATAAAATACTCTTCAACGTTGTCGATAACTTCTGTTTGCGTTGCTTTGTCTTTTTTCTTTTTTACGTTTCTAACTTTGCGAATGCGTCTTGGATCAATATTGATTAAACTTTGTATGCCTGCTCGCGGATTATTTGGATCAATAATCACATTAAAGTATAAACGACCATCAACATACCAACGACGGAAAATATCACCGCCATTATTATTGAAGTCGAGCAACTTCATAACGTGTTTAAATTCTTCTGTAATTTTATCTTTAATTGATTGTGGCTGTTCTAAATCGTCAACCATAATCTTAACGGAGTTACCTTCTTCATCGTGCACAACTGATTCGTTAACGATATCTTCAATGGCTTGTTCAACTTCTGGTTGCATAGCCATTGTGCGATATTTTGTCACGAGGTCTACTTCAGAACGATAAGAGCCATCAATATCAACGTAGATACCATAGTGGGATCCCGCTGAAATATTGATGGCTCCATCTTCGATCTGTGGGCTTACAACTGTAGGCGTGACTGATGCGTCAAGAGTTTCCTCTTTTTTGCGTAAAATCTCAAAACCGAATATATTCATAATTTAAACCTGAGATGTCATCATGTGGATTGACCTACTGAAAAAGTAAGTCAAGAATCAAGTCGTTACGCCAGCAGCAGTCCAGTATTGATATGCGAACGATACTGCGTACTCTTCGATCTGATCATTTGCGCCCCAATCGAGATCAATTTGCGTGACGTCAACTGGGAACATACCAACAAACTTGTAAGACTTAATAATGTCGCCTGACTTACCATATTGATTTACAACTGCGTCAGCTGTATAACCGTTTGGTGTAGCGGCAACTGGGTTACGAAGGTTTGTTTGGTGACTGTTTAGAGCGTTCATCCATCTTTCGAAGGCATTTCTTACTCTAAAATCTTCGTCGTTAATGATCTGCACTGTCCAATCTTGGAAGGTTCTATTACCAGAAAATTTAACCTCACGTCCAAAGTAGAATAATTGGATTGGTGATACAATCGATCCTGGTAACTGAGCAGATTTACATAAGAACGTCATTTGTCTACGAGCAGTGCTTTCGCCAAGAAATCCAGGGAAGTTAATATTTACTTCAAATAGATTAGGACGTGCACCGTCGAATTGCAATGATGATCTAAAATCGTATACGTTAAAAGCCATTTTTGCTTTCTCCTAGCCGTTAATCCTATTTATTAGAAGCGTCCAACGATTTCATCGAAGGTCACACCACTACGAACAGCAACAAAGTTCAACTGAATGAAGTTGATTGATCTTGTTGGTTTGATGTAAATGTCTCCGACAAATTCATTTCGGTCAATAACTTCTGGTGTATTGTTTGTTGCGTCACAAACAACACGGAAGTCGAAAATACCACGACGACCTTGTACTTCTCTGAGGAATGGCTCAATTAGATTTACGAAGCTGGAGCGTGTAAATTCATCATTGAACTCAAAGAGGCTTGCGCGTGCTGCTCTCGAAATAGCCTTCTCAAGAACAATAAACAAGCGACGTACATTAATGCGATCAAACGAAGATGCTTTCGATTGAAGTGTTTTATCGCCGAATAGAACAGTACCTTCACCTGGGAACGAAGTCACAGGATTAACGCTGTTGCGATAAAGTTCGTCACGCTGCGTCTTGCTTGGGTTAAATGCAAGTTTAACGATGTTACGAATTTGACCGCGATTGAAACCAGCTGGTGAGAACCAAGGATCACGTTCTGTGTCAGTGCGTACGCAAAGACCAGCGATGTCACCATTGAGTGGAACCCAACGATAAACGTCGTTGTATTTGTCGTACATATACTTCCAACCGCTATCCATTACAGCATAACTTGTTGATTTGTTTAAAGTGCTTGTTTTATATGTAACAACATCAGAAACAGGATCGGAGCTTTGTGCTGCACTTAATGGTGGCGATACGAAAGCAACGCAGTCTCTGCGCGCAGCGGCAAGATCAATTACATGACCTGCTACTGTTGCTTCTGCGTTTGATGTCATGAGTAGAGAAACATCAACTGTTTCTGACTGCTCAAAACGATCCCAACCGTATGTTAGATTGCCTGCTGTTGCACTTACAAGTGTACCGCCTTGTAGTGATTGAGTATTTGCTGTATTGTTGCGAGCAAAGTCTCTACCAAGTGCAGCTTCTGAACCCCAGTTTGTTACGTTAGCGCCAAGATTGGTATGACCCAACCAGTGTACATATTCTGATGTTCTGAAAATAACTTCTTTATAATAGTTTGAAGCGCCTGTGTCGTTCTTAGCATCCGATGCTTTTGATACGAAAGGATAAACTTCAATAACTGTATTTTGTGTTCCTGTGATCAAACCATCTTCGTCAATGACTGCGATATGCATTTCGTCATTCGTTGCACCACGACCTTGAGCAAAGAGTGAAGTACCTGGCTCATCGCTAAATGAATTTTTATATGCCCAGCTTGAATATGCCGTTGCTGAGTCGCAAACAGAAACTTTAAGTGAGTTACCAAGTGTTCCTGGATAACGAGCAGCCCATGGACCATAAGTTGCTTCGCCAGAAGCATAGTAACTTGCAGTGTACTGTTCGTCGTTGAAAATCTTTAATCCTGTTGTATTTCTTGATGTTGCATTGTTTGAGTCCGTATTTGCGCGAACTAGGCGCAAGGAATTGCCGTATGCAAGAAAGTTTGCTGCGGTAAAGAAATCGTTTGCTGTTTCGTTATTTGGTTTGCCGAAAATTTCGACCAACTTGTTTTCTGAAGAAACAAGCGTAATTTGGTTCGCTGGACCCCATGCAAATGTTCCAACGAGTGCGCCAGTCGTGGTACCAACAGCAGGGACAACTGTTGTTAAATCGACTTCAGAAACATTTACACCTGGTGATAATTGAAAAGCCATATTTATTCTCCTAGGGTAGAGATCAATCTTGTAGGTTCTACGGGATATTTATTAAAAACCATATTTGTCAGATTCATCTCTTTCTACTACCGTCCATAAGTCACCACCCATTCGCATTCGCTGCATTTCTGCAACATCGTCCAAAATGATCGGTAAAGGTAGTGATTCTTCCTCGATAGCGTTCATTTGATCGGCATAAAGTTTACTTCGAAGGTTGATATTTGATAAATCTTTAAAAAACTCTTGATTTGAGAGCCATGCAAAGAGAACTAAACACATAACGAGGTCATCATGACTACCGTCCTCAGCTTCAAAACTGGATCCTTTTGATACAAAGGTCGAAAGTTCGGAAATTATGTCAAAATCAGTGATATGTAATTTCGCGGCTTCAATTAAATTCTTTAAAATCGAACAGCCGAGTCTTTTTACCGATTTTGTGGTACGAATGCCTCGTTGGATATTTCGCCCATAACCGCCAGTTACGAGAACCTTATTTCGTACTTGAACCGTCGATAATATATTCTCATATTCATAATCGTCAAATAAACTGTCGACGATCTGTTGTCCGTTATCGTTAATTTCGATAAGTGCATAAGACTGGTTATAATACTCACCAATTTTCTTAATAATCGAAGGATAAACCAATGGACTAATTTCATTATCTTTATAAACGCAAACTACCTCGTAAGGCATTTCCGTAATATCAATTGTGACTGCGGCTGAATAGTCTAACCCTTTACCGCGAGAAGTATCGACAATTGTGACGTAATTTCGACCGACCACAGGTTGTTTGTATATTTTAATGCCTGTATCGGACAGATGCAATGGTTTTACAAATGCAAGAGATTTAAGAGCTGCAGCAGATAACAGAGTGCCAGCGGAACCCATAAACTCGCATTCCATTTCCTGTAAATACTTTTCTTCACCAAGAACACGACGTTGTTCGTTTGCCCATTCTTGTGTACGACCTGGAATCTGACGCCAGTTAGCCTCAATCCAAGCAAAGCCATTTTGACCTTCGACTGCTTCCGTCCACATTCTATAATAGTGATTCATGCCGTTTGGAGTTGAAGAAATCAAAACTTTAGAACTCGTACCAGAAGAAATCGTTGGATATACAGACGTGAAGAATTCGTCAGCAATGTTAGTTGGTACGAACGCAAACTCGTCGAGATATAGTAGCGAGATAGAGAAACCACGAATTGCACTAGAGGCGGTTGATTCTGCCATTACACGGCAGTTGTTTTCTAATTCGATGTCGCCTTTGTTCCATGTACGCACACCTTGCTGCAACCACATTGGTAGTGATTCGTAAGCGAGTTTGACGCGATTGAGAATTTCACGAGAAGTCTTTGCTTTGTTTGCAAGAATGGCTACAAACTTATCTTCATTGAATAAAATATACCAAAGGATGTAACCTACAATCATGGTCGTTTTACCGATCTGACGACCAGCTTTTACAATCACCATGCGATTGTTGTTTATTTTATCAACAGCTTCTTTTTGAAATGGGTATAATGAAACGCTGACGAAACCTTTATCAAGTGTAACAATCTTAACGTAATTCTCGATAAAGTATACAGGAGATTCAGAACATTTGATGTACTCAGTAACTTCATGCTCGGTCATCTGCTGAATAATACCAACTCGCTTCAGCTTCGGATTGCCGAGATAATGCTTCATCTTACTTGGTATCATCATACAGAGTTTTCGCTTTTAAGTTTTTTCAATAGGTCTGCAGTCGAACCAACGAATACCGCTTTGTCGACGTTAACATTTGTAACTGTCTTTTCTTCTGGTCTTTCTAACTCTTTGCGTTGTTTTTGCAATGTCATCAGTTTCTCTGTCACTTCTGACATATTTTTAATCATATTTGCTGCTACTTCATACGCTCTTGGATGTTGCGACGCCCTCGCCACTTCAAGAATGCCGTCCAAAGCCTCATTACCCTTTTCGATAAGATTGTAATAATTAGCGCGAGAATAGTCAGCGTCAGGATTAACAGTTGATCCGTCTGGCTCATGAATAGTAACATTTTTCTTGTCCTCTACTACAACAGGAGCATAATCTATACCAAGAACATCAGATAATTTTTGATTAACATCACTCATAATCCATATATTCCTTTATCTGCGTTATAATTTTGTAGCACTTGTGCTGATGACAGTGCGGCACTGTACAATCTAGTGATGCCTATACGACCGTTCATATATTGACTATATTCACCACCATTGTATGAGCCTATATACAAGTTTGCTGATGTATTGAGTATGCTTGAGAAACTGTGTGACACACTATTTACGCTGACTCCGTTGATGTAGGCTTCTAGTGAGTTAGATGCTACATTTTTCCAGACATAAGTTACGTGTGTCCAAGTGTTCAATGGTATTGTATAAGCGGGTGTGTCTACAACTGT